GCGCATCCATTGTCGCGGCGGTGCTCGCCATGACATAGCCGTTCTGGCCGGCATTCCATGAAGTATTCGTCGTATCGACACTGACCACGAAGGTCTGCGTGCCGTCCGATGTGCGGACCAGCGACCCAACCGGAACCAAAGCAGTGCCAATCGTCGTGAAGCGTGTGAAGGTGACGACGCCCGTGGCCGGCACGGCTGGTAGACGCGTAAGCGCAAAATCGGCCATCCAGCTATCCAGATCGCTGCCCGTACTGGTCGCTGCTCGCGTGGTCTGAAGCACGAGAAGTATCAGCCACTGTATCCAAAGCGCTACCGACGCGTTTGCCTCCAGCACAGCGCGTAACGTCGAACCGACTGTGAGATCCAGCAATTGAGCCGCCGCGGATTGGACCGCGGCTGCCATGTTTTGCATAAGCGTCGTGAAGTTTTGTAGCGAAAGCTGCATATTTCATCCATTCACGGAGAACGACAGAACCTGGGTCTGACCGGACGGCGCATCGACATAGCGGATCTGCACATATACAGTGCCGGCCCCCTCAGCAGGATTGAACTGAACGGAGATGGCGGGTTCCGGCGTGCGAGCGACTGTCGATTCCTTAAATATTTGGCTGCGAATGACCGCCTCGATCTGCGATCGATTGCCGGGCTGACCGATGAACTGCGCAAGACCGGCGCCATAATCGATTTGCCAAATATAGTCTCCAGGATTCGTCATCAGACGACGCAAGACTCGCTGCTGTCCGAGTAGCGATCCGCTTACAAGCGCCAGATCACCGGTCGGACCAAGGGAGAGATCACTCCCCCATTGATGTGACAGATCTAACAATGTCAGTCCTGCTGGCTTGTCGTGGTGGTCGGACCGCCACGTGAATCGGTGTGTATGTGCTGATCATAATGAGCCCGGAGAGCCGCGAGAGAACCCTGGCGGTCGTAGACGTCGCCGGCGACATGGAGGTCTCCCGAGATCTGCACTGTTCCGTCATTCTGCAGCTTTACGAAGCAGCCGGACTTATGCACCAACCACAACTCGCCTGCAGGAGCCTGCGGTGCGCTTGCGACATTGCTGAACGCGCGGCCGACCACCACCCCGTGCTCGGCATCTCCTTCCTGTGCCAGCACCAGAACCTGGTCGCCGGGCGCCGGCGGACAGCTCATTCCCCAGCCAGCACCCACCCAAGGCGATAAAAGCGGCAACCATCCGCTTAAGACCGATTCGGGCTGGATCATCACGCGCACCGTGGCATTGACCGGATCGACGGAAGTGACAAGGCCGAAGCGAGGCTGTGCCTGGATCTGGTCCAGTCTTCCGGCCTCGCCTTTCAGGGCGTTTACAAAACGATCCATGTGTCTTATCCGGTTACGCTTCCGACGATGTCGGCTGGCGTCGTGGAGACGGTACGCGGCGACGTGTTCTTTGCACGAACACGTTGAACGAATCCTGTTTGCACGGACACGTGCCGATCGATCGAATCGACAAAGTAGGTCTGGTCGAAATCCGTTGCTGTTCCCATCAGCTGGATGGTGCTTCGCGGGTCGAGCGTAAGGTCCCCCGGCATCGTCGCCTCCCAGACTCGTTCATGTTGGGTCAACTCCGACGCTTTTTGCTGCGCCAGCTGCAATGCATCGTTCATCGTGAGATTGGGACGAACGAAGACATAGTGCTGTGGCGGCCCCGCTGACGAGCCGCCATTTCCTCCGGTTCCTGCCCCGCCACCGGAGCGGCGGCCCGAAGCACGGACAGTCTGGGTGAAGGCATTCTGCTGTCGGCTGTTCCAGCTCTTCACGGTAACGACGATGTCGCGTGCCAACGTGAGCGAGCGCTCGAGCGAAAGGTCCTGAAGGTCGGCAGGCGTGAAGGAATATGACGCTCTCTGGGTTCCCGGAGCGGGCTGAAAATACAAGGATGTTCCGCTTACAAAGACATCGAATCCTTCCTGGGCAGCGAGAAAAATCAACAGATCCCATTCCGTCATCGAACGGCTAAACTGGTTTAGTACGATCCGGTCATGTTCGTTCTGGTAGTAGCGTCCGACCGCGGTCGTGGTCGGGGTAACCACGGCTGTCAGCTTGTGGCGCTCCGCAAAGATTGCCGCTATCTCGCTCGATGTGCGGTTGGCAAAGGTTTCCTGGGTGCGATTCTCAATCATCGACGCAGTCAGATCGCGGCCATCGATACGCAGCGTCCCGGTCAGAATATCGATTGCCACCGAGTCCACCAGGCCCTGAATCAGGCTCGTAAACGTAGCTCCTCCATCAATGCTGCATTGGACGTCAAGAAGGATATCTGTCTGCGAGGCCCAAAATGCGGTGCTCGACCAAACGTCCAGACCGAGGGCAATAGCCACTCGAAAACGGTCCGCCGCATAGTGGTTATTCGACAGAACGTCGGCGCGAACAGCACCCTGTATCGGCGTGTCGTTCGCGAGTATCTGCAGGCGGGGCGCTCGCCAGGAGGTCGCACCGGCCGGGCGGGTCATCGGTGAGGCCGAGTTAGGGTTGGCCGTCGAAGGCCTAATCAGTCCGCCGATAGTCGTGCTCATGACATCACTGGGCGGCAATGCCGCCGCCCGCGTTCGCGTTAACATCAGGTATCAACAACGTGACAACACCCGTAAGCATCGGGTCTTGGATGCCATTCAACTGGGCGATCCTGATCCACTGTGTCGCATCATTGAGCTGCTGTGCGGCAATTTGGAAAAGATTGCCGCCTCCGACTGTGAGGGTCATCATGATCAGGTGCTCGCATTGGCTAGATTGGCTGCTGCACGCCCGACATATGCCTGGGCAACAGTCAGTTCGCTGAGTTGCTGCGCTGCGTTGACGGCGCTGGTGAGACTTGCGACACCGCTTTCCGCTGTGCCGGCCGCAGTCACGGTTGAGGTCGGTAGAACTGCCGCGGGGACGGCCACGGCGCTGGCTAGGCTGGACTGCGCGCTGGCCAACCCGACCTGCGCCATGCCATAGGCCGCGGTGTCCCGAACTGTGGCGGATGGATCGGACATTGTTGTTTGCAGCGACGAAAGATCGACCCCGTTAGAAGAAGCTTGAGTGACTGCCGCTCCAATATCGCCAATTACCGTGGCACCCAGGGACAGAGCAGTCTCCACCAATGCGCTGGCTTCGTCCCTCAGCACCGTGCATGTTATTTTGTAGGGTATCCAGTTGCTGGTCGCATAGTCCGCCTGAAATTGGCTGATAACCACAGTATAGAAGAAAACGTCCCACGTGAGAGGTAGCAGCGTTCCCAGGGCTCGCATCTCGTCCAGGAGGCGCGCTCGCAGAGTCGCATCGTCACCGCAAAAAATGCCGCCGAAACATATATCCGCGTCATCTCGACCAAGTGCGTCGATGACACGCACGCCACCTGGCAGCTGGTGAATCGCAAGGCGCTGCCGACCCCCGAAGTTGATCCCGCACGGGACCTCAAAGTCCTGAAAGACGACCGGTCCGAGGAGCAACGTTGTATTGGCCATAGCGCGATGTTCCGATCACACCGGTAGACCGGAGGGAAAAATCATTCCTGGCAGATTCGGCCGGATGACGCGGACTGGGATCCGCACCGGATTGACCAAGACCGTGAGGTCGACCGACATATCATCCGGCATACCGAGGATGGCGCTTATCCGTAGGTCATCATGAGAGGAATGCATGCGATTTTGTCCGTCAGTTTCCGATCGGTGCGCCTGCCCAACTGGGTGTCATACGGGGATCGAATCCGGTGGCGCCCGCTTGGGGCCGTGTGACCTCGCGCTCCAAGTGCCGCGTCACCCATCGGCCGAGCGTCGTCCCGTCCAAATGGAGCTCGGCGAACGCAGGCCGGTCGACTTTCTGCTCGTCCCCAGCGACGACCGCCGGAGGTGACCGCGAGGGCTCGCCGGTAAATACCGGAGGACGAGCCGGCATCGTTGGGACCGGGCCAATCGGGGAGACGGACGGCCGCGACGCCGTCGGTGCATTCAATGACGCCTGCACCGGCTTCGAAAGCGTAGCCCGCGGGGACCGGCTTTCAGGCCGGTGTGTGGTGAGCGTCGGCGTTGCGGGTGCGACAGGCATCGGTGTTTGCGACCACGACGAAGGCGGCGTTGGCATCTGTATCACGGCAGGCGCCGCTTGCGTCCGCGGCGCCGGAGTCTCGGAATGCTCAGAAGTCAGATCGGGGTGTTCCGACAAAGGTGACGGTTCGGCTGGTGCCGGCAAAGCGCGAGGGACGAGAGAACGTGCAAACGCGGCGAAGTCGAACGCCTCGGTGGGCGCAGTTCGCGGTTCGGGCGGCAGCTCTTGCCGAGGAGAAACCGATTGAACGGCTGGTGCTACTGGCGCGGGTATCACCGTCGGAACGACTATCGCCGGCCCGACTGTCGATTGCATAGCCGTAGCGGCCGCGGCTGCAATCGGCGCCTGATATAATGGAGAATCGGGGGCACGAGAATGGGCATAGGGCGGCCCGTCTTTTGGCGGCGGCGGTGGGACGGCAACTTTTAGAGCCGGTGGGACGTAAGGCGTAGGACTTTGCGGAATAGGCAGCGACGAAATTGAGGAAGGCGTTGGTGGCGCGCCTGGCGCCACCACTTGTGCCTCATTCACCGCGGCAGGAGCGGGCGTCGTCCGCACGACGGTGCTTGAAGGGGAAAATAGGGCCGCGCTCTGCGCGGTCCGGTCGGCTGGCATGGCCAACCCAACGTCCTTGGCCAGCTTTCCGAGCATGACGAGCCGCGCGGCGCTTTCGGCCACGGCGGCGTCGAGCGCAGCCAAGTCCCGCCGGATCTGAAGAATACCCTCGGAGACGCCATCCTCGAGCGCAAGGGTGACTCCGATCGTGTAGGCGTCGATCATGTCAGGTATCCGCGAGACGGCGTGCAAGCGCCGACGCCACCGTGGCCACAAGCTCCTCGGCGGCGCCCGCTGCCGTTGGTGCAAGGAAGGGGCGCGGAGGCACCGTACGCGTTCCGAGCTCCTGATCTACGGCTACCTGGCTCGAAGAACCGATCACCGCGGTTGTACCGTCCACGTCATGGTTTATGGAAGCGCGCAATTCGCCTGTGCGCAGCCAGGGCACGCTATGGTCTTGGCCGGGTGGTTGCGACAGGACCTCGACTATTTTGGTATCGAGTATTGCGGCTGCCGCGCCGAGCGCTTCGCCGCATGCTTGCCCAACGTCAAGCCGGGCGAGGCGATCCTCGATCCGCCGCAAGCCGATCACCACCATCATGTATGGTCCTTCCACCGCATGGCCTGCCAATCGAAGGTATTACCGGCGAGAGTGCCAAGCGCGACCACATAGGCCAAACGCTCATCTTCCGGCAGACTGAAGGCTACGTCGAAGGGCACCCCGTTCCTGACCAGAAACAGGCAGTCGATCAAGTCGGGGTGCCTACTCAGTTTCCCGCGTTGGCCGCCATGTCTCGTGGCGGCTCTGACACCTCTGGCCGCAACGCCGTGGCGATCGCTGCAATGCCAGAATCGCCCAGTCGCGCAACGACCACCTCTATTTGGTGCTCCGTAGCCGGCATGGGAACAGGCACGTCATCGATTGCCACGACGGACGAGGCGAGAAGCGCCATACCGAGCCACGGTTCGTTATGTGACAGAACCGGCCCCGCCGCCTTGAACAACCGTAACTTGTCGAGCGCATTCAACCGACGGATTGTCAACTTTGTTCCTTCGGCTGTGGTTGCAACCCGTTCGGCTGACGCCGCCGTGACGATGTTCGATGCAGGTCCCATGCGTCACGTTCCACTAAATGCGCAGGCGTCGAGAGGCAAAGAAATCCAGCTTCTGCTTTACACTGGCGTCGCCCTTCCACTGGCCGGCGCTAGATAAACGGAATGTGACGCTATCGTATTGGTAAGTCGACGTCGAGCCATCGGTCTCAGTGATGTATTGATACATAGTTCCAAGCGTCGGCTGGCTGCCAGCGTAGTAAGCCTGCTCGGCGGCGGAGATGAAGTCATCCGCTGCCGAGTTTCCGCGCTCGATGTCGAAACTGCCCTCCCAACCTTTGGGCAGCTCGGCACCCATCTGCTTGCCGTCAAGCCGATCCACACGGACCGACTGGGTGAGCTGGCGCGCCTCGAAGCCGGTAACGTGTGAAAGATCGATGCGGCCCGACGACCCGATGACGACCAGCTGGGTATCGCGCCCAACAGAGAAATTACTGAGTGCCATAATGGAACCTCCTTACGACGCTTGTCCGCCTGGCAGCGTTTGAACGGAGACCTGGACGGTCTGGCCGCCTTCAATGTTGACTATGAACTTCTCGTTGATCGCCTGGTACTGGACCTGCGCATCGGATTGCACGTACCCGAGGCTGGTTCGCGTCGACGGGTTGTTCGAAGTATCGCAGATGACGCTGAAGGGCTGGCTACCGTCCGCGCTCCCCAAGAGGCCCTGGCCGAGCATGTTCTGGAGGAAGCTTAGCTGCGTTGCCCTGATCTGCTGGAACAGGTTGGCGTTGATGACCATGCCGACAAACTGCCCCATACCTGCCGCCAGCGTAGCGGCAATGTAGTTGGTCAGTCGGGTATAGTTATCACCGTTGATGGCTGCATTGGATGACGAGTTGTGACCACCACGAACACCCCAATAACTGCCGCCCGGCTGGGGATTGGCAATGACATCGATGCCCGCACTCAACAGCGCCGAGAGGTCCGCCGACGAATAGCTGGTGGTCTGCCCAGACCCGGGTAGGCCCGACTTCTGGCTCCCGATCACGCCATAGAGCTGTTTGTTAAGACTGGACTGCTCGGGAGACAGGTTGGCAAGACGGCCCGCAGTGAAACCCTGCGGAGAGACAAGTCTGATCGTACCATTGACCTGATCGGACCACCACAGCCAGTCGCCGAACATCAGCTTGGCCGCATAGGAGTCCACCCCGGCCTGCTGCATCGTCGAGATCGCATTGGTAATCGTATCCCCAGCCGGTCCAGTCAGAATCATGTAGATCCCTTCCTGCAAACCGAACCCCGCCTGCGTTGTATATTGTGTCGCATCATCCGCATCGGCCAGCAGGCCGATGCCACACCCCTGTCCACGCAAGGCATACATGCCCTGACGCGGCAGAATGTCGGAGCCGACCAGGGTCGCCGCTGCAATGGTCGTTGCGCCGTCCGTACCTACGGTGCCTGCAGCTCCCGCTCCCAACGTCAACGTGAAGGCCGACGCCGCGGACGTCGTACCATTGGTGCTGGCAACGACCAACTGAGACGGTCCGCGAAGCAATCCCTGACCCTGGTTCACGGCGGCAGCGAGCGCGGTCCAGAACCCCGCTCCCGTGCCGCCGATATTGTCATAAACTTCGGGGGCACGGCCCGGCAAGGCGACGGTGAGACGCCAGGTGCCGGCCTGCGAGCCCGACCCCATCGTAACCACGATCTGGTTGCCCAGGGAACCGGTATACAAGGCGGTGAACGTAAACGTCGTCCCGGTAACCGCACCCTGGGCCGCAGTGTCAGTGCCATCGGTGACGCGAACGCAGCGGAAATTCTGCGCCCCCTGCTGCACCGCCGTCGCAACATGTGTTCCCATGTCGTATTTGCGAGCAATGATAGGGCCGAACGTCTGCGCATAGTCGGACATGGTAGCGACGATGACCGGTTGTCCGACCGGTCCCCACGGCGCGGTGCCGACGACCCCGACAACATTCGTCGGCACACCGTTCAGAACGAGG